GCAGATAGTGCATCTGCTGGACGTGATACCTCCACTTGGCAACGCTTGAAGCAAAGCCGCGTGGGCTTGCATCTTGCGTTGTTTTGAGGTCAATCACAATATCACCGTTCCACCAATCAGGACGGCATTTGCAACGCATCTCAAACTGTTCATCATCCCACCAAACTGATTGTTCGGCTTTGCCTTCTGATAACAACCAAGCAGCTTCAGGATGATTACGAACAGAGTCACACATTGCCAGTGCTTGATCCCACTGAGCCTGCGTTACAGGTTCAATGCCTTTGTCGATCAACTTGTTGTAAGTTGTGGAGCCTTTGCGAGTGGCGCAGACTGCATAACGTCGATCAAGATCGTCAGGTTCAAGAACAGCAGTGTGCACAAAAGTACCAAGCCGCATAGCAGCAGTCGGCTCTGAAGCAGGGCGTTCAGGATCGAGATACTTTTTGAAGTAGTTGTGCGGGTTGTGGGAGATTGCGTGAAGGTGTGATGCTGAAATTGCTGGGTCGGCATGGTACTCAGCATTGGAGATCATTGAGTGTATGCCAGTGCTAGCGAAGGGTAACACGGTCATTTTGACCCTGCAAGAGCTTCACACGCCTTGACCACTCCAGCTTCGCAGTCTCTTTGGGTTAGATCATCCAATGTCTGCGTAAGCGAATAGAAAAACGCCCAACCAAACAATGTGATGAAGATTGCAGCCAATGGAGCATGTTTCATGGTTAGAATTCGTGGGAACTTTGCCAAAAGGCGAAGGACAAGTCACCTGCAGCGGATCAGGTGTGAGGGATGCAGATGCGTGAGTCGGTCCTAGTCCGCAACTATTGAAACGGTGCGTGATAAGCGATCATCCCTGCGCCATTTGATGTTTTCCAGCGGTACAGGCTTTTCCCGTGTTTGACGAGTGTAGAAGCGATGCTGGCAATCGAGGCATTCACGCAAACGGATCAGGTCATAAGTGCGGCGTTCATTAAGGTTGCTTTTCACCTTTGTAGGACCGAAGCATTCGGGACAGGTTGGGATTGAAAAGCTTGCTGGCATTACTGGACTTCAGTTTCGACGGTGTAGGTGAAACCAGCAGCGACAGCATCACGAATCAGTGATTCGCGTTCTTCTTCATCTGTTGCCCATTCAGTCCACTGCAGGCGATCGTCAATGAAGGCTTCGATGTAGTAGACCGTTTGCGGATCTGTTTCTTGAAGCTGCTTGCCGCGATCAAGCATGTCCTGCATGAACTCGTAGTGATCAAGGGTGATTGTGTGAAAGTCCATTAGAAGCGCGGGAGTTGTGGTGCTGGCTTGTCCCAAGCTGGAGGTTTTGGTGGGAGCAGTTCGCCCGGAAGTACCGGGCGCTGCTTGCGGATGATGGTGATCATGATCAGTGGCGGGAACGAAGTTCGGCTTGGATCATTTCGACGTTTTCTAAAAGGCGAGCCTTCCTAGAAGCGTTGTTGGTCAGCTCTGCCTGCATCGACATCTCACAGGAGTTGTCCATCAGGATCAAGGTGTCGATGGTCTTGCAGCGTTCGGGAGTCCAGAAGTTCATGGGGTGTTGGTTTGAACTGATCTAAAGATATACGAGCTTCACCCCTTGTGCACCCATTGTGTGCAGGTTTAGCGATTGGCACGCAGCTGGTTTTCAAGGCCAACCACGATCCCTACTAGCAGCACCAGCGTCAATCCGCCGCAGATGTAAAGCGTCATGCCATGGACCATCTCCTAGCGGTAGTTTGACTGCACTTGTATCTGATGGCGATTTGTTTCCAAGTTGCACCATTCCGGCGCATACGTTGAATGCGGGTGTGGCGCGACTCAGTGGCCCAAAGCAACAAGACCACTGGGAACAGCACCACAACCAGCGCCCACGCAAAGAAGCAGGTGGTCATGATTCAGTTGTGAAATGGGGTGAAGGTTGATTTCGGTAAAACCTCAGTTCAACCTCCAAAACTGGCCCTGTCGTGTCAAGAGCAGAGAATCCAGCGCACTGCTATCTGGCTTGTGGCGTGAACCCACTATACACGCGATTCACCCCATTGCAACGCGTTCAACATTTGTAACGGCATGAGCGCCAAGCCTTGACCTGTCTTGTGTAGATTGGTAGCAACAGCTACTAAACCAATGAACGTGCTTTCACTCCTCCAGCGCAAAGAACAGAAGCAGCAACTGCTTAAGGTCGCACAAAAGCAATCACTGCAGCCGTCACAGCTCTGCTATCGCGGTTGCGAGTACGTCAAACCGGAATCACGGTGATCAATGCACCGGGCGGTTCACTGCCAATGCAGTACCGCTTTTCTGCATTCAGACTCACAACAAGACTGTCATCAGCAAACACGCTGTCGGTTAGTGCATCAAGCGTTGACCGACAGCACTTATCAATATCATTCCTTTTCACGACACAGTGCTTCGGTGCTGCTGCCTTTAGTTGCCCATTTGTTGTGAAATGTGCCTTCGGTCGTCGAAATCGAAATACCACGGACACGCTGCAAGCGCAAGTCAATAGATCGCATTGTTGATCTTTCATCTGCTGTTGTGCTGAAGCTGCAACAGCTTGCCTCCATGGCTTGACCCTTTTGCTGGCTTCTATTAATCTTCCGCCACCCACATGGCGCTTACTGCCTTGTGGTGCTGGTTCAATATCGCTTACTGCGATATGGATCACCGACATCCTTCATTCATTTCTTTGCACAGCATGACGGCAAATCTCAGCCTTCCACAGTCCAGCGGTTCAAACTTCGCATTTCAAACAGGAACAATCATCAGCCTTTGCCCTGGCAAGAATTTTTTCTACACGCATGTCGCCGGGCAACTTTGCATGACATGGCTTGATGATGACAAGACCCTGAAAAAAGACATGCTGCGTTGCGGTGACAACGTGTCACTGATGGGCGTGATTGAAACCACCGATGGCGGTAGGGCACCATACAAGGGCAACTGCGTTCCGTTGCCGCTGCAGATTGATGCGTTGAAGCGTTCCATTGAATATCGACTCGCAAAGCAAGAAACTGTCGAGACGATTGAGATCAAGAAGCAGGAGATTCCTGTTCAACAATCTGTAGAACGCGCCGACATAGGGCGAAAGCCTAGGGTCACGATCACCGAAGATTTTTTGGCTGATTATGTAGCTGAATGGGCTGCAGCCATGAATTACACAACGGCTAATGCTGCATCGAAAGCAGTGATGGACATCATTCGTGCCGCGATGCGTGCAGGATTGAAGCCGAATGAATGAAGCACAACGCAAACAGCTTTTGGCAGCACTGATCAAGGACCGCGATGAAACACGCGCTGCCCTTGAGTTCATCAAACAACAAAAGCAACACGAAGAAGCGATTTACTGGGAAACCGGTGTAAATCGTGAGACCACACGCAATGATGATTCACAACTCAGGCGTCATGCTGACGTTTTATTTATGCAGCATGAACAAACCCTGAAGGCGTATTTCAATTCAGTGGAATCTGCCTAAACTCAACCGCACGCATGAAAAAGCCAGGGCTGCGACCCTGGCTTGCGTGTCCAGAAGGACAACACCCCTAACAACCGGAGGTTAGCACATGACCAAAGCGTTTAAGGCTCTTGACTTGCCTCAGATTTGCACTAGGGTCAAAAGTGCATCAGCCAATCACCTCATGCACTACATCAAGTTGCCGTCGCGTCTGTCTGGCAAATTGACTCCAGCCCAGCTAGCAGTTCTGTTCACTCTTGCAAGTTTTGGCCCTGTAGGAGAATTCATTGAAGCTTCAGTTTCAGAAATCGCAGAATGCGCTCATGTCTGCAAAAAAAACGTAAAAAGAACAATAGATGAACTTGAAAGAATGACTTTAATTTCCGTTCACAAAAGGTCTGGCTACGCGCATGCATACGTCGTCACTCAATTTGAATAATGACCAAAGCTTTTAAATCAACACCTTTTGCGTCTATTCCATACGAGCTGATGGATGTGATGGCAGAACGCGGTGGCAAGCAAATCATTTGCGTCTATCTATGGCTGCATCGCTTCGGCTGGTGCAGTGATCAAGGGTGCTGGGCATCAATCGCAACCATTGCCAAATCAACTGGCATCAAGCCTGATCACGTTCGTCAATCAATTCAATGGTTGATTGCAGAAGGCTGGGTAGCGCAAACGCCAAGACCAGGCAGGACAAACGTTTACACCGTTCGGATGCACCGCGATGAAGTACCCCTCCCCCAAAAAGAGGGATCTTTGCTCCAGAAAGGGGATACCCCAAAAAGTGAGAGCACCCTTCCCCTAAAAGGTGGGAGCACCCCTACCCCAAAAGGTGCGACGAATAAAAACCCAGTAAATAAGAACCCATTAATAAAAACCCCTATAGAGACGGGGAAAGAAAAAAAAGACCCGAACAGACTCAAGAAGCTGCCACTGTCGTCTGTGCCAGGTGACTTGTCGAGCTGTGGTGAGTTGCTTATCGAGTACTGGTCTGTGAAAGGTGGTGTGCGTTCTACATCCGTTTTGAACCGCATCTGCAACACCTTGCGCCAATGGTCTCTACAAGATCGCAGAGCGGCTCTAGAAGCGGCGATCTCTGGTGGTTGGGCAAACATCTACCCACCGAAGAAACAAGCCCCTTACAGCAGCTCTCAGAGCACTACCGACTGGGATGCTCTCGACAACGTGTCCTTCTTCCCAAATTCCTGATCATGCGAGCCAAAATTTTTGAAACCAGCCTTCGTGCTCTTTCTGCATTGATGCCATACGGCAAAAAAATGACAGATGAAGAAATCCAGTTCGTTTGGATGATCCTCCCTGCATCTGTCAAGCAAACCGTCACTGACGAGATGTGGGGCTTTGCCTGTATGCAACGGCGTCTTGACCCAAATCCGAACAAAGAATTAAGTCTTGACCTACAAATCCTTTCCTACGTTTATCGTCGTCGCGATGGTCATCCAGCGTTTGATTGGGGCTTGAAACAAGACCTCCAACAACGCATGGAATTGCCTGGTCAGTTTCATGAAGACACGGCATCATTGCCCGTCACTTCAGGCCATCAACTCCCTGCACTTTCAAATCCCGTCCTGCAATCCTTCAATGAAAAGAGCATTCAATCCTGAAGCCGTCTGTCAAATTCTTCGCGACGGCATCAGTAAAGGCTATTGGACTATTGAGACTCTTGATAATCCATCACCTGGTTTCAAGATGAACCTCGCAGTTCGTCATCAAGAGTTTTCCACTGGCTATCACGGCGTCCGTCATAAAAACCTTTTGCGCGATCAATGAAAACTGACACCTTTAAATCCAATGGCATCATCATTGAACGCCGCGAATCACGCGAAGGACCATCACCTTACTTTGTCATTCACTACAAAAACACCTCACGCATCACCATCGATGTCTCATCCATCAAACGTCAACTTAAACTTGGCAGGGGAACTGAAACCCTGCAGCAGCTCAATGATTGGCTGGAATCTTTTGAGCCAAAAACTGTGGCCCTCAAAGTCAAATCAACATCAGGACACACTGCCGATGTTGCTTAACAACATGTTTGACGTTTCCAAGCGACAAGAACCAGTCGTTGACATGCTCGCAGACTTGTTAGACGAAGCCAAAGCAACCGCTGCTGCAATTTCTGACAATGCCATCGAAGAGCAACGTCCAATCCCAAAAGACTTGCTACGCTCACTCAACAACGATCTGGAACGGATCAAGGCTTACCTGCTGACTGCTGCTGATGTCTCTTAAAAGGTTCACCCTGCGTCTTGACGAAAAAGACATTGAAATCATCGACAAACTTGCCGAAGAACAAAACACCACACGCGCTGACATCATCCGAAACTCACTTCAGCAAAAGGCAATCACCACTGATGCTTTGCACAAAGTGACAACTGCCATCCGTAAACGGTTCCATGGCATCTTCACTGCACAACAAGCAGAACAAGCTGCAGCCATTGCAATCTTCACCATCGCGTCAAATCAAAATCAATGACTGAAATCAACGACTTAGCCACAAAAACGAATGAATCAACAGATGACATTCGGTCTGCGCTTTGGCACATTGCTGCAGCCTTAAACGGCATCAAATTAAAGCTTGATCAACTCGATGCGACAACAGACGCCCTTATCGGAATTGCCAGTTCACTTGAAGCTTTCGCTGGCCCTTACTTGACAGAGGATGACCCTAATGGCAAATACCAGCGCCACCTTGAATTGCTTGAAAAACAGGTCGCTCTTATGGAAGAAAAAAAATACATGCGCGAATATAGAAAATAATTTATGTAGCATCCTTGCTACCTACGACGATTTCTACACATCCCTCTATCACGATCGCCTCAATCCTCAACCGCAAAATGAGCAGCAGCTACTTTCACGATTGGATCAGTGACATTGCTCCGCAAGCAATGCAACCCGTGCTACCCGAAGCGCAGGACACCGAAGCAATGATGGATCGTGTCATTCTTCTGGAACTGCTTTACCACCTAGACAAACGCCACGATCGCAATCACCCGCATCACAACACCTACACCGGCCTCTGGCAGCAATACCAAAACAATGGCAACCATCTCTGAAAAGTACATCGGCAACCACGAAGTACACACCAGCCCACGCGGTGCCAAGTACATCATCACCGATGACGGCAGGAAACTCTACATCTCAAACACCAACAAAACCTACCGTCGCAGCTTCAAACCACGCCCTGGTGCATTCGCTCGTTTCCTAAATGCACAAAACTCGGTATAGTCAATGCAAATGCAAGCTTTCACTACGTGACAAGCATCAACGATCTAAAGCAAGATCATAAAAACGCTCGTAAACGCACCAATCAGTCTGCAGAGCTGATTCAAGAATCAATTAAGCGTTACGGTGCAGCTCGTAGCATCGTCATCGACGAGGAAAATCGCATTCTTGCTGGTAACGGCACCATCGAAGGTGCAAAGGCTGCAGGCATCAAAAATGTACGCATCATCGAAACGGCTGGCGATGAAATCATCGCCGTTCGTCGCACTGATCTAACAGAACACGAAAAGGTAGGTCTTGCCTTAGCAGATAATCGCACCAGCGACTTATCAGATTGGGATGCAGAAATGCTGCATCAGCTCAGTCAAGAACAAGACATCAGCCCTTGGTTTGATGAAGAAGATCTAGCTGAAATTATCGGTGAAGTAGAAAAGCTCCCAAGTGAAGAACACACTGATCCCGACGATGTTCCTGAAGTAGATGAAGAAGCAGTAATCACTAAACCAGGCGATTTATGGATTCTTGGTGATCATCGCTTGCTTTGCGGTGACAGCACCAACATCCAGCACGTTGAACGCTTAATGGATGGCAAAAAGGCCGACATGGTTTTTACTGATCCGCCTTACGGCGTTGAATATCGCTCAAACATGAGTAAACGGTTTGAGCAAATCAAAAACGACGATACTATCCTTGAAGTTGCTCCAATTATTTGGGAATTCCTTGCAGAAGATTCTGCAGCATTCGTCTGGACATCGCATCACGTTTATCCCATTTGGCGTCAACAGTTTGATGCTTTTTACAAGCAAACTATTATCTGGTCAAAGGGTGGTGGTGGCATGGGTGATCTTGAAGGACAATATGCCTTAGATTATGAGATGGCCCTTTTTTGCGTCAAAGGCTCTCCAAAATTTCAAAGGAAACGAGGAATGGCTGTCTGGGACATTGGCAAGGACCGTGCTGCTGAATATGTTCACCCCACTCAAAAACCTGTCGCATTGGCAGAGCAAGCTCTTGCTGATTTCACTAAAACAAGACAAATCACGCTTGATCTTTTCGGCGGTTCCGGCTCCACACTTATCGCTTGTGAACGCGCTGGCCGCAAAGCACGCCTAATGGAGCTAGATCCTAAATACTGCGACGTGATCGTTAAACGTTGGTCAGACTTCACAGGCCGTGAAGCAATCCTTGCACCGCAGGAGGAATAATGGCAACACCGAAAAGCACAGTTCAGCAAACAATGGAACGTGCTAATCGTTGTGCACGCATCCTTGCTAATGGTGGCAAGCGTTCCGACTGCATACGATACGCGGCAGAAAACTGGGGTGTCTCACCCCGCGCAACTGATAATTACATCAAGAAAGCCCGTGAGTTAATGCGGCAAGATTGGGACATGGAACGATATGAAATGGTGTCTGAATTGTTGTCGCAAGCTTCTACCCTGCAGATGGAAGCTCGTAAACGCGGGCAGCTTTCTGTTGCCCTTGGCTGTATCAATACAGCAGCACGTCTTGCTCAACTTGTGTCATGACTGAAATCAAGCCCGTCAAGAATGAAGAGTTCTGGTATGACCCAACAGAAGACAGCATGTATCGGGTGTGCATGAAGATCGATGGTGTGACAGCCTGTTGCACTGTTTCGTCGATGCACTTGATTGAAGAAAAGCGTGCGCAACTGCGCGGGGCATGTATGCGTAATGTCGATTCTTGATGTTGTTCCTGAAGGGAACGTTCTGCAAAAGCTAGGCGAAGCCCATGCACTGCAAGATGCAGACGCATTGCTAGATCGCATCAAGTCTGATCTACACCCAGGACAGCTTGACTTTGTATCAGATCAGGACTCACAAATTCTTGCAATATCAGCCGGATACGGTGCAGGCAAAACTAGAGCACTATGCGCCAAAACCCTTGCGCTGGCGATTGCCAATCAAGGTTTCATCGGTTGCGTCATGGAACCTACAGGCCCTTTGATCCGTGACATCTGGCTGAATGATTTTGACGATTTTCTAGAGCATTACGAGATCCCGCATACCTTTAGGGCTTCACCACTACCTGAATACATCCTGCACTTGCCTGGTGGTGATACAAAAATTCTGTGCCGTAGCTTTGAAAACTATCAACGCATCATCGGCCTGAACCTAGCCTTTTGTTGTGCTGATGAAGTTGATGTTGTAAATACCGCGATCACATCAAGAGCTTTCCCGAAGATTCTTGGTCGTTTGCGTTCCGGCAATATCAGACAGTTTGCGGCAGCATCGACGCCAGAAGGCTTTAAGTGGTTGTATAACGAGTTTGGGACTTCTGATGCGCTCGAACGTCCAGACCGAAAGCTCATCAAGATGAAGACAATAGATAATCCACATCTGCCGCCTGACTTTATTGAACGCCTAAAAGCTAACTACGATCCAAGCCTGCTGAAAGCCTATCTTGATGGTGAGTTTGTAAATCTGAACACGGGGCAGGTTTATGACAGATTTGATCGTGACAAGCACGTCATAAAATCATTTGATGCTGGCAGTGAACCTCTGCATGTTGGCGTTGACTTCAACATCGGCAACATGAGTGCGGTGATTGCAGTACGCACACCCGATAAGCTTATTGTTATCGACGAAATTAGTGGTGGTCATGACACCGACTTCATCGGCAAAGAAATCAACCGACGCTATCCCCACCGTCAGTTATATGCCTACCCTGACGCATCTGGCGGAAATCGAAGCACGAACGCCACAAGAACCGACATCGAAATTTTGCAAAGCTACGGATTCAGCAATCAATCAGGCAGGTCAAATCCTCCCGTCCGTGATCGGGTGGCTGCTGCACAAGCTGCTTTGGAAAATGGGAAAGGAGAAATAAGAGTGCAAATCACGGAAAACTGCAAACGCACGATTGAATGCTTGGAACTGCAAAGCTACAAGGAAGATGGCACCCCAGACAAAGATGCAGGTTATGACCATATGAACGATGCTTTTTCCTACATGACTTGGGTTCTGTTTAATCCACTGCACGCAAGAGCAGGTCGTGGAACCGGAATTAGGATATATTGACGCAATGAAATACATTTTCAGTACTGGCGGCGGCGTTCAATCCACTGCCTGTCTTGTCTTAGCAGCGCAGGGCAAAATTCCTTATCGCACTTTTGTTTTTTCAAACGTAGGAGACAAAGCTGAATCACCAGCAACAATTAAATACATTGATGAAATAGCAAAGCCTTATGCTGCCAAACATGGCATTGAGTGGGTTGATGTTGCTTGGATTGATCGCCAAGGAAAGCAACGCGATTTGTATGACGACCTTTTAGAGCAGCAACGCAGTATCAACATTCCTGCCTATATGCCTGGTGGGATGCCAGGTAATCGTAAATGCACAGAAGCTTTTAAAATCAAGCCCATTGCAAAGTGGATTAAAAACAACGCGCCTAACTGCACGTTGGGCAAAGGCATCAGCACTGATGAACCGCACCGCGCAACACCTTCACGCGAATCTGATGGTTATATCAGTGCTTATCCGTTGATTGAGCTTGGCATCAGCAGATCCGATTGCTTGATCATTGCTAAAGATGCAGGCTTGCCTCAACCGCCCAAATCAAGCTGTTGGTTTTGTCCGTTCAAAACTACGGACCAATGGGTGACAATGAGACGCGAGCAAAATGATTTGTTTGAAAAGGCTGCTGATCTTGAAAAATTACTGCAAGAACGCCGCGAACAACTTGGTAAAGATCCTGTTTACATGAGTGGCATTGGCGGCAGGAAACAAGTGAATTTGCGCGATGTAATTCCTGAACAGCTTGGATTATTTGGCTGGGAACCCGAAGAAGGTTGTGAATCAGGTTATTGCATGACATAGGCTAGACAACAACGCAGACATCATTTAGCCTAAGCTCTGTTCACCTTTGTTCATTGAACATGCTTGAAGGCGCAGACTTGATTGCCAAGACTAAAGCAATGGCTGATGCTTCCCGCTCTGATCTTGTTCGGGAATGTGGCTATGTCACGATCAAAGAAGACGGCACTGAACGCCTTAACTTCGTCACTTTTTACGAAGCACTGCTAAAGGCTAAGGGTGTTGATCTCAAGCCTAAAAAGCGCATGGGCCGCAAGCTCACGCACAAAACCAAGGTGCAATCTGACGGCAAAGTGATCGTGGGTAGTGCCTACATCGACGGCATGAACCTTGACCCTGGCACCACGTTTGACATCAAGGTGGGCAAGAACAGCGTGGTCCTGACTGCTGCAGCAGCAGACTAAACTAGGGACATCGACTTGCGGGATTAAGGCGGTGTATTCTGGTTTTTCTCACTATGACCGGCAATTATTCGCCAAGGTCTCGCAAGTCAACGATCCAAATTCAGCGTGGGTAAATCAAGAACCACACTGGATGCTGATTGAAGACTTGATGGGCGGCACCTATGAAATCCGCCGTCGTCATCGTCGGTATCTTCCACAAGAGCCGCGAGAACTTGATGAGTCATATGACCGCAGGCTGAGCACTTCAATTTGCCCGCCGTATTATCAACGCCTTGAACGGATGCTGGCTGGAATGCTTACACGCAAACCAGTTCGCCTGAACGACACATCCGATCAAATCCGTGAGCAGCTTTTCAACGTTGATCTAGGTGGTGCAGATCTAAACGTTTGGTGCTACGAAACAGCACGCAAGATGATCCGTTACGGTCATGTCGGTGTTCTTGTTGATGCACCGCGTGATGGCGGTAGACCTTATTGGAGTTCATATACACCACGCGATATTCTCGGCTATCGCACTGAAATCATTGACGGCGAACAACGCCTTGTTCAACTTCGTCTATCAGAAACTGTCACCATTCCCGACGGTGAATACGGCGAAAAGCAAGTGCAGCAGGTGCGTGTGTTGACGCCCGGTGAATTTAAGCTGTTCCAGCGTGACGATAAAAAAGGCGATTTTCGTGTTATCGATGAAGGACGCACAAGCCTAAATCGCATCCCGTTCGCTGTTGCTTACGCGAACAAAGTAAACACATTTGAGTCACGTCCACCGCTTGAAGATATTGCCAACCTAAACCTCAAGGCATATCAGATTCAATCAGACTTAGATAACCAGCTGCACATCAGTGCAGTCCCGATGTTGGCGTTCTACGGCTTCCCTTCTGCTGCAGAAGAAGTTACTGCTGGTCCTGGTGAAGCAATCGCTTTCCCTGCTGATGGCCGTGCAGAATATATTGCCCCATCATCTGATGCGTTTGCATCATTGTTCCAGCGGCTGGATCAAATTGAAAAGCAGATCAACGAACTAGGACTATCTGCTGTGCTTGGTCAAAAGCTAAGTGCCGAAACTGCTGAAGCCAAGCGCATTGATCGCAGTCAAGGTGATAGCACCATGATGGTGATCGCTCAAAACATGCAGGACATGATCGACAACTGCCTGCAGTATCACGCTGAGTTCCTTGGTGATCGTCAACCTGGCAGCAGCTATGTAAACCGCGATTTCCTTGGCACCAGATTGGAGCCGCAAGAAATCCAAGCATTGCTGCAGCTTTACACCGCAGGCACGATCACGCAAGAGACGCTGCTGATGCAACTGTCGGAAGGCGAAGTGCTTGGCGATGACTTTGATGTAGACGGTGAGCTTGAGGCTACGCAAGCTGGTGGTTTGATTGATGTTGCACCGGAATCCGCACCTGAAGAGTCAAGCCTGATCGAAGAAGATGCGGCATGATGAATGCAGCGGCGTGGACGTTATGGAACCGGACACATCGGAAAAGCACAGCATCCATTACGTTCAGCAAGAGCTGCCCAACAGATTGTTTGCCGTTGTTCGCATGGCATGGCGATCTGAATATGGAATTGAAACAGTTGATGAGGCAAAACTAATTGATGAAGGTGCAGACACGATCGCAGGTTTTGCTGAGTTGATGGGTAAAGCAATCGAAGGTGGTGCTGAGATTTCTATTATCTGCCCTTACGATCCAGAACATATTGGACTGTATTAACGATGAGCACGCCGGAGTCGTTATATCGCAATGCGATTGATTTAAATCGCTATAGCAACAGCGTTGCTCGCAGGATTATTGTCAATTACAACAACATTATTCTGGATGCTGTTGACCAACTACAAAGGCTTATTCCTAACGTTACTGACGGCGAATTGCCAACAATAACGGAGCCGCAAAAGGTAGCACGATTACGGTCAATTATTGCACAGCTAAAAGAATCATTAGCAACGTGGGCTGGTGATAGTACAGGACTGACAGCAGCAGAACTGCAAGGCTTAGCGGAATTGCAATCTGAATTCGTTACAGAACAACTCAAAAAAGTATTGCCACGCGGTAGCCGTGACATCGTGCGAACTGTTGAAATTAGCCCGCAGTTTGCTCAATCTGTTGTCATGACAGATCCGACGCAGATCAATGTTGTCGCATTATCTGATGATCTATTTGCTGCAGTGCAAGGTGCACCGCAAACGTTCAGCTTAACTGCAACGCAAGGCACTGCGATAACACTGCCAAACGGGCAAGTTGTAAACAAAGCGTTTCGCGGTTTAGCTGAATCGCAAGCTGAAATGTTTAGTCAAGTTGTGCGCCAAGGCTTGCTAACTGGTGAGCCAACACAAGACATTGCACGCAGACTTGTCGGAAGGCTTGATTATGGAGACATTGGCCCATTGTCTCGCGGTCAAGTTCGTGCAGCAGGATTGTCAGTAAAGGAACTGCAAAGAGCTGGTGGAGAGCTAACACGAATTGCCAACAATCAAGTTGTTGCCCTTGTCCGAACTAGCATCAATCAGGTTGCTAATGCCGCTTCACAGCAGGTCTATGAAGCCAACCAAGACATCACGAAAAAATATCGTTATGTCGCAACGCTTGATTCTCGTACTTCTGCCATTTGTCGTGCATTGGATGGTCGAGAATTTGAATACGGCAAGGGTCCGAAACCACCGCAACATTTCAACTGCCGTAGCACGACGGTTGCTGTGATTGACTACAAGGGCTTGGGTTTTGATCTACCACCACTAGGCAAGCGATCAGCACAAGGTGGAATGGTGCCAGCAGATCAAAGCTATGGGCAATGGCTAGCTAAACAATCAAAAGCAACAAAAGCAGAAGCACTGGGAAAATCCAAAGTTGCATACTTCGACAAGCTTTCTGCTAAGTATGGCCCTAAGGATGCGATTGCGAAACTTGTTCGTGACGATGGCTCTGAAGTCACCTTGGAACAACTCCGCAAACGTTACGGCAAACTAGACTAGAAATAACAGCAGCAGCGTCATGCCTGGCAAGTACAAAGGCCCTAAAAAGCCTCAAAAGCCCATGACCAAAAAAGGCGGTAAGAAAAAATGAAACGCGGTGATCGTGTCAGCTGGGTGTATCAAGGCAAACGCACCTACGGTGTCGTAACCAG